CCCCGGCTCGCTGGTGCCGCCGCGGGGCAAGCCATGATGGTCCCGGACATCGACGGCGCTATGCGCCTGCTTGTCGTGCTGGGGGTGCTCTGCGGGGCCGCGGTCATGGGCATCGTCTGGATCGTCGTGGCGCTGACATGAGCGCGCCCGGTTTTTGGATGGACGAGACAAGCGGCGTGCTGCGCCCTGCCATCGAGGCGTATCTACATGGCGATACCATGACCGCAGAGCAGGTTGCGGCCATGCGCGCCTACTTGCGGCAGTGGATCGCGGCGCCGCATTGGCGCGGCGCCGATGCCCTCGCAGAACTACGCGGCGGTATCGACGCGCTGACGAGCCGCTTTGCCATTGCCGATTGGCTCAAGCGGGCCGAGCGCTTGGGGATCGATCCGCTATGAGCGGCCCCGCCATGCTCGCCATCGTCATCCTCGCCGCCACGCTGGTCGTGCCGCTCATTCTCTACAGCATGGCGCATGGCCTCGGCTCGCACTGGCTCGGGCCGTGAAGACGGCCGAGACCGACGCAGTAACGGCGCTTGCTGCTAGAGCAGAAGTCATCAAGATATTGTCCAGCGACAAGTGGACCAGCCACGAAATACTGTTCGCTCATCGGCATCAGTATGATGGAGTAGCAACTCCCCCGGCTTCATTCCACGAAGATTTGGTCCGCGATTTTTGGAGTGAGGACCAATACTCTATCCGCCTCGCCTTCCGCGGCAGCGCCAAATCCACCCTGGGCGAGGAGGATATCGTGCTGGCGGCCTGCCTGATGGCGCACCGCAACATCGTGATCATCAGCAGCAATGAGACCCGGGCCGCGGAACGCCTCGCCGCCGTCGCCTACGAACTGATGAACAACCCCTGGATCCAGGCGGCCTTCGGCGATCTGAAGGGCGATGCCTGGACCCAGACCAAGCTGGTGACCACGACCGGCGTGTGCGTCCAGGCAATCGGCCGCGACCAGGACATCCGCGGCATCAAGCACCTCGACCACCGGCCGGATTTCATCTTCGTCGATGACGTGGAGTCGCCGGACAGCGTCCAGACGCCCGACCAGCGGCGAAAGACGCTGCGGTGGTTCCTCTCCGAGCTGCTGCCGGCCTGTGCCCCCAACCGCAAGGTCCGCATCCGCGCCACCCCGATGGACGCCGAATCGCTGCCGGTGAAGCTCGAAAAGGAGTGGGGCTGGCCGACCAAAATCTACCCGATCGAGTATCTGGGGGAGGACGGCAAGCGGAAGGCCAGCTGGCCCGAAGTCTGGCCGCTGGCGAAAATCGACCGGGAGCGGCAGGGCTACGAGCGGGTCGGCGAATTGGCGGTCTGGGAGCGCGAGATGCTGTGTCGTGCCTTCAGCGAATCCGACCGGATTTTCACCCGGGAAATGATCCGCGTCGCCCCGCGCGAGCGCACCTGGCAAGCCTGCTACGCGATGATCGACCCGGCGAGGACGGTGGGATCGACCAGCGCGACCACCGGCTGGGCCGTCTGGTCGTGGGTCAGCAACCGCTTGGTGGTGTGGGCGGCGGATGCACAATTCCTCCTCCCCGACGAAATCGTCGCTTTGGCCTTCGACATTGCCGAGCGGTACGACCCGGTCTGGGTCGGGGTGGAATTGGATGGCTTAGAGCAGTTCCTCTTACAGCCTCTCCGCCACGAGATGGTCCGGCGCGGTACGTATTTACCCGTACGCGGCGTCCGCGCCCCGCGCGGCAAACTCGACTTCATTCGGGGTCTCCAGCCATTCTTCGCCGCCCGCGAATGCGAATTCGCCCAGCCGCTCCCCGCCCTCACCGAGCAGCTCCTGAACTACCCGACCGGCAAGATCGACGCCCCGAACGCGCTCGCCTACGCGCTCCAGATGCGGCCGGGTCTCCCGGTCTACGAGGGCTTCGGCGCCGACCACATCGTGCCCGACCTCGAGCACGACCCGACAAGGCCGTTGTTCCTGGTCGCCAATGCGACAGGGTCTATGACCTGTGCCGTCCTCTGCCAATTTCACGACGGCCGCCTCCTCCTTTTGCGGGACTGGGTGCGGGAGGGGAATCCGGGCGAGCTGGTGGAGCCTATATATAATGAGTCGATCCTCGTCGCCGATTCGCCGCGCGAGGCGCTCTTGCAGGACCGGCCGCGCTCCTGGGCCGCCATGCTGAAGGCGCCGGTGCCCGACCGCCTCGTCACCCGCAACCAGCCGCCGACCTGGGTCGTCCCGCCGCACCACGAGGAGAAGTACACCAATGTCGGGCTTCTTCAAGCGATCCGCCAAATCCCGGCCGATCTTCGCTTGGGTGGGCAGGAACCGGCCGGTCAGGTTCAATTGCAAGATCTGCTTGGCCGCATCAGCCGCGGCCTGCCCGCTGTCGCGGTCTCCCCCCGCGCCCGGTGGGTATGCCGAAGCCTGGCCGGCGGTTACGCCCGAGCCCTGGTGCGCGGCCGCCTCCAGGAATTTGCCGAGGAAGGGCCGTACCGTCTCCTGATGGAGGGCCTGGAATCGTTCATGGGCCTCCAGCGCAAACACGCTCAGGCCGACGACGAGGACGAGAACACGGCCCAGCCGTGGGGCGAGGACAGGCACGGCAACCGTTACAGGACGGCGATGCCGGCGAGGCGTTAATCTACCCGGTACGAAACTCCAGCCGAGGAGACGACGATGGCACGTTCCAACGATCACGACGACGACCGGCGCCCCGACGACCCGACATTCAGGCCGGGAGCGGTGAATCCGGTTCAGACCCCGCCGCAACCGACCCCGCCGCCGCCGAGCACCCTCGCTCCTCTGGAGCAAGCCCGCCGCAACGAACTCTTGGCCAAGCCGGAAGGCGAGCGCTCGGCCGAGGAAAAAAAGGAACTGGAGACGCTCGAAGCACGCAACGTGCTAAAGCCGATGCCGCAAGAGCAGGTGATCCGGCTACGCGATCTGCGCCTTTTGCATGAACGCAACCAACTAAACGATGCCGACCGGGCCGAGTTGGCGAAGCTCAATGCCGCCGAAAGCGAAGCCGCCGGCCACGCCAAGGCCGTCGAGGTGAAGGCCGGGCCGGATGACGGCTCCTGGGTGATCTACGAACTGCTCTCCTTTATCGAGCAGATCATCGCTCGCACCCCGGCCTACCACGACCTCGATCTGCGCGTCCGCATGCTGCGGAACCGCTTCGACGCCAGTCGTGACCCGGAGAACAAGGATAAGCCAAAGGCCGCATAGACAACCACGACCGACACAGGAGCCTCATATGGCACAGCCTTTTTTAGCGCTGATCACCCCGATCGCCGGCGACCTCGGCATCTGGGGTGGCGGCAACGTCCCCTACCCGACGCCGCCGATTCACTACCCGCAGCCCCCTCTGGGCACTTGGGGTGGCGCCGGCCAGCCGTTCCCGACCCCGCCGATGGCACCGGGCGGAATGCCGCCGGGAACCTGGGGCGGCGGCAATGTGCCCTACCCGACCCCGCCGATCTTTATGCCGGGACCGCCGCTCGGCACCTGGGGCGGCGTCGGGCAACCTTATCCCGACCAAGGGTTGCCGGGAGGTCAGCCTGGTGGACCGACTTACCCAAGCCAGGGGCCGGGGTTCCCGACGCACCCGATTGTGTTGCCGCCGGATCTGCCACCGGAAATGCCGGATCCCGACAACCGGCCGATCGAGTGGAAGACCGCCTGGACACCGCAGACCGGCTGGGTCGTCGTCGGTATCCCGCAAGGCCCGGCCCCGACACCCTCGTCGAGCGGGTAACGGATACAGTTATATAAGAACGCGCGTGCGCGCGCATGCGATGGAATCGGGTGTGCTGTCAAGGGGGAAAATGACCCAGTGGCTCGTCGATTTCCCGCACGTCATCCCGCTCAATGATTTGCGGGAGCACGAGCCGAGCGAGGCGTGCTGGTGCCGTCCCCTTTACGACGAAGGGGTGGTAATCCATCATGCCGCCGATGAACGGGAAGAATACGAGACCGGAAGACGACGCGCTTCCTGAAGAAGAAGAGATGGAGGAGGCCGAGACGGCGCGTCCGGAGCCGTTGGGCCGCGACGCGGATCTGCTCGGCAGGCGGCCACCTGGCGGCTCGACGCCGAAATCCGGTATTCGCCACCGCCTCGACGATCTGTTCGACGATATCAAGCGCGGCTACAGCGACCAGAAGGACCGGGCCGACAAGAACCAGGATTACTGGGATTGCTACAACTGCGAGGCGAACCAGCACCGCTACTATAACGGCATCGCCGACATCTATTTCCCGATCATCCACGACGGTGCCGAGGCGATCGTCACCCGCGACGTGAACCAGTTGTTCCCGCAGGGCGGGCGCTATGTACAAGCTATTGCTTCGGACGGTTCAACCGAAGGCGCGCTGGTCGCCATCCTCGACCACTATATCCGCGAGGGTGGCGTCAAAACACAAGTGGCAGAACCCCTCGCCCGCAACGGTGTCGTCGAGGGCCAGTACAATCTCTACATGGATTGGGCCGAATTGGAGCGGCAAATTGTTTCACGTGAAACACATGGCCCCATCGACCCGCAAACCGGCCAGGAAATGCCCGGCGAGGAGATCGAGGACATCGTCGAGGAGGACATCGTCGAGGGCTATCCGTGCCTGGAGGTTCTCGCCGACAACGATGTCCTGATCCTGCCGTTCGCCGCCGACACGGTGCAGGAGGCGCTGGCCTGCGGCGGCAGCGTGACCATCCTGCGCCGCTGGTCGAGGGCCAAGGTCAAGGCGATGGTTGCCGCCGGCAACGTCCGCGACGACGAGGCCGACGGGCTCCTCGACTCGATGACC